GCCCGGGCAACACTTCCCCCGCATTGCAGTGTTTTCCCTCCCCAAGCAATTCAAATGTTTTTTTGTCGCTCCTGTGGTACAATAAGGCCATAAGGAGGGTGAAAACATGGGGTTGTTCAAGAAAAAAGAGGTGCATGAGCCGCCGGAGCCGAAAAAGAACCCGGAGGCTAAGATTGGTACGAAATGGGAGTCCGTATGGACGAACCTAACCGACAAAATGCTCCGCGTGGAGCTAGAAGGCGACAAGGCAACCGCGGGATATACTTACGTTAAGGCGAAGGATGACAGGATCCAGCTTGTGAGCCGAGGCGTAATATTCGCTGAGGTCGGAAAGCGTGGCAAGGCGTACAAGGAACTGGAGCCGCATATCGGATCCGGCGCCGAAGAGATGGAGATCGAGGCAAGAGAAGGAGATTACGGAGTCTATTATCGCGTGGGTCTGAAGTTTAAGAGCACGGTGATTGAATATCCGTAGAAACGAGAACAACGAAAGAATGACAAGAGCGCGACCAAAAGGTTGCGCTTTTTTATTGGGAGGATGTGAAAGTGTGGATAGAAAGATTAAGACGTTGGAAAAGGCCATCCTAACCGTGCAGAAGAAGATAACCCAGCAGATACCGGTATTTAGAAACGCTCCACTTGCTCAGGAAGTCACGGTTGGGACAGGTGAGACGATGCTTCGTCAAAACCCGGAGGTTTCTGAGTTTAGAGCGCTTGTGAAGGATTACTCTCAACTTCTTAAAGCATACAAGGAGTTGACGGCAGACAGCGATAATAAGTCAAATGTGCAGGCGCTCGAAGATATCCGGTCGAAGTTCAAGGTGGCAAAATGATGGGGGTAACTGAGGCAAGGATCTGGACGCCTCCGCTGAGGGCATTGACGGAAGAAACGTCTCTGGGGTTTGCAGCTATTGAATACGCAGAGACGGTGCTGAAAAAGAATCTGTACCCATGGCAAAAGTGGGCGCTGATCCATGCGCTGGAGATAATAGGGGATCTGGAGACCGGCTGGAAGTTCCGGTTTCGCACGATCCTCTTTTTGATATCAAGACAAAACGGGAAAACGGTTCTGTCCGAGGTCATTGCATCGTTCTTTTTGAATGTCTTACAGGTTGACTCGGTCTTTGGGACATCCTTGTCGCTCGACAAAGCGGAAGAGGTCTGGGAAGCGGTCATAAACGATCAGGAAACGGTCCCGGAACTATCTGGAGAGATTGACAGAGTATCACGCACGAATGGCAACAAGCGACTGATATTGACCGGGCTACGGCAGTACAAAGTCGGAGCGCCTACCAGACGCGCCGGACGTGGCGACTCCAACGATCTAGTCATGCTTGACGAAGTCCGCGAGCACAGGGATTGGGAGACGTGGTCGGCGGCCGCTGCCAGCACGAACGCAAAACCTAATGGCGTGATCGTGTGTTTTTCTAATGCCGGCGATCCTGACAGCGTAGTTCTGCGTCAGCTCCGGGCTACGGCGATCAAGTGTATTACGGGCACGGAGTCGGCTGACTTTGGCGGCGATGTTGATGGGGATACACTCGGGCTGTTTGAGTGGTCAGCTCCGGACGGAGCGAAAACCGATGACATGGATGCCCTAGCACAAGCAAACCCCGCTTTGGGATATGGGTATCTGACAGAGAGGGCCCTGCTGTCGAACCGGACCACATTCCCGGAAAACAAATTCAGGTCGGAGTGTATGTGTCAGCAGGTTGAAACGATTCTCCCACAGCCATTTCCTGATGGTGCATGGGATGCTGGCGTGGATCCATCATCTCAAATCGCGCCGGAGTCTGAATTGTATTTCGGCATTGACCTGTCGCAGAATCGCCGGTGGACTTCTATCGCCGTGGCCGGGCTTCGTGCCGACGGCAACATGCATGTAGAGGTTATTGCGAGGCAGATCGGGACGGAATGGGCGCTGAAGTGGTTCCAGGAACGCGCAAAAAAGCGCGAGATGAACCTGGCGTTCCAGGGGCGCGGATGTCCTGTTGTTGGACTTGCAGAGCAGATATGCACGATCCCGAGTATACATCGCATGGCGATTGAGGGCGGTGAACTGACTGCCGGATGGGGACGGTTCTGGGATGGAATTGCCGCCAGTGACCCCGCGAACGCACGCGGCGGGCTGAGGATATTTCATCTTCCGCAGCCGGTTCTTGACGCACCGGGTAAGACCATGCAGCTCCGGCAGCTCGGCGGGGGTGTGGAGTTGCCGGACAGGGTAAAGTCTCCTGATGATCCGTCCCCACTGATAGCATGTTTTGTTGCTTTTTCTGCAGCGACACAGATGGCAAAGGAAGAAAAGAAGATATATAAATCGGCATATGCGTCCGGAGGTACGCTTATGTTCGTGTGAGGAGGGCAGTCACAATGCCTATCGTATCAAGTTTAAGGAAGCTATTTGGGCGGAATCCCGTGTATCTGTCCATCACTCCGGAAGAAGTTCCGACTGTTGGGTCATTGAGCCCGCGACAGCTATATGCCACACAGGCAAATCTGCACGCGGTCATATCCTTCCTGTCGGATTCTGTCGCACAGCTTCCGTTGAAGGTATATCGCAGAGATGGCGAAAATGATCGCCAGCGTGACCGGGCCAGCGTTGCCGCAAAGCTGTTGTGGCGACCGAACGCAGACCAGACAGCATATGAGTTTATCAATGCATTGTGCACAGAATTCCTGCTCATGGGATGCGCTACGACATGGGTTCTGCCGGATCCGGATTCTGAGAGTGGCTATCAGCTCCGCCTGATCCCGCGGGAATGGATTATCAACACGGAGCGCGAGACGAATTACGCGCCTGACAAGCTGCGGATCACGGCCGGGACTGGATCGTATATTGACATTCCGCGCACGGAATTTGTGCAGTACAGGATGTATTCACCCGGCAATCCGGGCGGCTATCAGTCACCAATATCCGCGCTTACTCAGACGCTGACGGAGCAGATCCAGGCTGATCGCTTCCGCGAGAAGGTGTGGCGGTCTTCCGGGCGATTTAATGCGTACATCACCCGGCCGAAGGATGTCGCTCCGTGGGATGACGAGACAAAGCGCAAATGGCTGACCGCGTTCCGGGACGGCTGGAGCGAGGAGGGCGGTAATGCTGGCAAGATGCCACTGCTGGAAGATGGCATGGAGATCAAGCCCTACCAGTTCAACGCCAAGGAAGCGCAGTATGCCGAAACAAAGCAGCTATCCCGAGAGGATGTCGCCGCAGCGTATCACGTCAATCCGTCGTTGATATGGCATACGACGACACAGACATACGCATCGGCTAAAGACAATGCTCGTGCGCTGTATGCGGATTGTCTCGGTCCTACCCTGCAGATGCTGCAGCAGCGCATGAACAGCTTTCTGCTGCCGATGATAGGCGCGGATCCCGATACCTATGTTGAGTTTGACTTGACGGAAAAGCTGAAGGGGTCCTTCGAAGAGCGCGCATCCATCCTGCAGGCGTCGGTCGGCGGTCCGTGGCTTACTCGCAATGAGGCGCGAGCGGACAATAACCTTCCTCCGATCGAGGGAGGCGATGATCTGATTGTTCCGCTAAATGTTCTGGCAGGCGGACAGGCAAGCCCACAGGACACGCACATGGATGAGCAGGAACCAATGGCGGTCATCTCAACAGGTGAGGCGTGCGGCTGTCCTTCGTGCAAGGCCAAGGCGGATGCCATCCGCATCAAAGGTCGTTCGACGAAGGAAGAAGACGAGCGTATGGCAGAAGTGCTGTCAAAGTTCTGGAAGAGACAGGCTGATAGCGTCCTGCCGAAGATCGGTGCAAAGTCGGCCAGTTGGTGGAATGAGGACAGATGGAACCGAGAGCTTGCGGAAGACATTGAGCCGGTGATTAATGACGTTGCTGACGCGCACGGCAAAGAGGTGGCAGACGCAATCGGAAGCAGGTACATTGCGGAACAGACTCGGAGCTATCTGCGCGCACTGGCAAAAGGCCGGGCGAAGGCAATCAATGATGCCACATACAAAAAACTGCAGGCTGCCATAGAAGACATCGATGATGAAGAAAACACTCCGGAGCACGTCTTTGAAGTGCGGGAGAATAAGGACGCGCTTACGTTCGGGCGGTCTCTTGCCATTGGCGTAGCAGGGTGGGCGATCACGCATGAAGCACCGCAGCAGGCCGAACAGCAGGGATTCCATAAGACGGTCGAGAAGGAATGGATAACAGGCGACAATCCGAGGTTGGAGCACGCCATGATGAATGGCGAGCGCGTGGCGATTGACGAGCCGTTTTCCAACGGATGCTTCTGGCCGGGCGACGAGAACGGGGATCCGGACACGACCTGCGGATGCAACTGCTCGACCGCGGTCATCATCAGTTATTGAGGAGGTTACCATGGAACACTTATACAAAAGCTTTGAAGTAAAGGCGAACGACGCTGGAGAGATCTCCGGATACTTCAGTACTTATGATCGGATCCCGGATGCTTATGGCGATGTGATCGCGCCTGGAGCATTTACCGAGACCATCAAAGCAAGAAAAGAGGGCGGGCATCCGTTCCCGCTGTGTTGGAACCATGATCTCGACCAGATCGTCGGGATGGTAGATCCGGAAAACATTATAGACGATGAGAAAGGCCCGCTGATGACAGCGAGCTTTTTTGATACCCCGCTGGCACAGGAGAAGCGGGCGCTTGTGAAGTCAGGCGTGGTCTTCCAGTTCAGTTTTGCCTATGACGTTTTGGAGGCTGGCCCGGTCGAACTCGAGAACGGTGTCAAGGCCAACGAACTGCGGAAACTGGATCTGTTCGAAGTCAGCATTGTGCCGATCCCGGCGAACCAGAACGCGGTCATGACGGCTATTAAAGCAGACGAGATCATAGCTGGACAGCTTAAGGCAGGGCGTCGGAACCGCAAATCCGATGAAGACACTATCAGACAGATCATTTCCCTCGCACAGTCTCTGCTGGACGAGGTCAATGATGCAGACGATCCGGAAGACGGAGAGGACGAAGCAAAGGCCAACGGGGCACCGGAGGAGCCGGAGCAGAGCAATCCGAAGAAGGACGCACTGCTGGAATACATCAAAAGCAATATGGAGGTAAAAGACCATGACTCTCAGAGAAGAGATTGAATCTAAGAAAAATGCCCTGGTCGCACTGAAGGACCGCATCGAGGCCAATGACGCTGAGGCGATCGCAACAGGCGAGAAGCTGAAGGGCGAGATCGAAACCAAGCAGGCAGATCTGGAGCAGGCCGAGAAGAAGTCTGCGCTGCTCAACATCATCGGCAAGAAAGAAGAGGTAAATGAAATGGGAGAGATTAAGAACGCAGCGACCATCGGCGAGCATTTCGTAAATTATGCAAAATCTGTTGAGCATGGAAAGCGCTTCGATATCAGCGCTCCGGCGTTTGTTAAGAGTGCGACAAGCATCCAGACGTCTCCTGCTGGTGCTGTTGACTTCGCAACCACTTTTGATCGCAACGTCGTGACCGGCGCGCGGACTCCGCTGGTGATTCGTGACCTGTTCGGAGCGGAGCAGATCTCCGGATCCACCCTGGTTTACCTGGTCGAAGGTGCCATCGAGGGCGCTCCGGCTGTGACTGCTGAAGGCGCTGAAAAGCCTCAGATCCACTTTGCAGATCCCACGCCGAAGACCGTAAGCCTGGCGAAGGTGGCCTGCCACATCAAAGAGTCTGATGAGTATATCAACGACTTCCCGTTCCTGGCTTCCGCGATCAACGGCAGACTGCTGTATGAGTTGGGTCTGGTGGAGCAGGGCAAGCTGGTGACCGATCTGCTCGGTACTTCCGGCATCCAGACCGGCACCTATGCCGCGACCGGCACTGCCACCGATATCGCTGACGCTGTACTGCAGGCCGCTATGGACGTGCAGGCTCAGACCGGCTTTGCTGCCGATGCTATCGCGCTGAATCCTGCTGACTGGTATATCCTGCGCGTTGGCAAGGATGGCGATGATCGCTACTATGGCGGCGGCTACTTCGGCAATCAGGACATCCCGAATCTTTGGGGAATTCCCGTGTGCGTATCCGCTTCCATCACTTCCGGCACCGTCATTGTCGGCGCGTTTAAGACCTGTGCCAGCGTCGTGACCAACGGCGGAGTGAGTATCGAGGCAGTCAACACCAACGAAGACGACTTCGTGAAGAACCTGATGACGATCCGCGCAGAGGAGCGTCTGGCTCTGGCCGTGAGACGTCCTGCCGGCTTCAAGAAGCTGACCAAGGCCTCTCAGTGATCATAGTGCGTTAATCGGGGGAGGGCTTTGGTTCTCCCCTCCACGAAAGGCGGTGAAGCGCGATGCTGAAAATATATAAATACAATGGCCTGACATTTCAGTTCGAAGAAGGGACTCAGCCGGAAGGGGCTGTCGAGGTCAAGACAGAAACCCCCGCCAAAAAGACGGTGGAAAAGAAAGCGGCTGAACCGAAAAGCAAAGCTGTTAAACCTGCAAACAAAGCACGGAAGGCGGCAACAAAATGATAACAAGATGGGGCTATGAAATCGACAGCGATTTTTATCCGTGCGCACTCCTGGACACAAATGACTTCAATACTCTCACCGGCGGGAAGTACACCGATTTTGACCGTATTACAGCCGAGATCGAAGCCGCGAGTGACAGGATCCGCGATTATGTCGGATGGCATTTGTTCCCGTCCTGCGATTGTGTACTGAATGTCGCTGTCACCGACAGGCGCATCACTGCCGTCAGACATGATTTGCTGGTACAGCTTCCTGCGCGATACGTGACAGCAGTGAAGGAAGTAACCGTTTGCGGCGTTGAAAGCAACGACTACTCGCTGGATCCCAACGGACTGCTTGTGCTGTATGACGCGCATCTTGGCAGCAGGCGCGACCGCATCGTTGTTAAATATACCGCCGGCCTTCCGCCGGAAATGATGCGCGGAATACAGGAGCTTGTCGCACATCGCGTAACGCATGCGCTTGCTGTTCCGGCCGGCATCACTTCCGAAGCATCCGGCGGCGTTTCTGTGACGTATAACGCGGGTTGGGTCAACAACAGCAATGCAACAGCGCTGTTGGATAACAACAAAGAGCTCCTGATTCCGTACATGGTTGAGGGGGTGTTCTGAATGCCATTATTGTCTTTCTGGACACAGAGCATTACGCGTTTGCGGCCGGGAACAAAGGTCGAGCGCGGGTCAACGATATTTGACTGGAATGCCCCCGACCGTCTGGACATCGCAGGATGCTCTGTACAGCCGGCAAGCACCGGTCTGTCCCAGGATGGCCGTGTGCTGGGGGTGACGGACGGGTTGACGGTATACGCGCCGGAGGATGCTGACGTTCAGGCAGGGGACCGCATCGAGTTCGGTGGTGCTGTTTACGAGATCAACGGCGATCCGCTTGTCTGGCCAGGCGCCGGAAGGCTCGCGCACATACAGCTTAATCTGGTGAGGTGGCGTGGATGAGTGAAATCAAGATTACTTTCAATCCGCAGGGCTTCGCGGAATGCCTGGACGCCCTCAGTGATGAGGTGCAGTCTGTCGCGGAAACAATCGCAGCACGCGCCGAAACCTGCCTTAGTGGTCCGGGCAGCTTTGAGGTCGAGATGACGTCAATGGCACGGTTCCATGATGCAGAGTATGGCGTGACGCGTCCTGTCGCTTATGTGTATGCGGACGAAGCAGCGACAAAAGAAGAAGCGGAAAACAAGATTCTGAGTCAGGCGGTGAGCGGATGAAAATTAATAAAAGCATAGACATTGAGGAGGAAATCCGCGCGGCGCTCGCTCCATACATGACCGCGTATGTCCGTCCGCTTCCTGCCGAATATGACCTGCCGCATATCCTCATTACACAGGTCGGCGGGACAAGGTCGCAGACGATCGACACGTTCGCAGTCGTGCTGGACTCCAGGGCGCGCTCCGAAATGGAGGCCCTGGAATATCTGAACCGTGCCGTTGCCATTTTGGAACAATCGGCGCGTGAGCAGGTGGGCGCTCTGCGACATGCAACATTGAATTCATCCGGATCATGGGGGACTGATCCTGTGCGTCCGGATCTGGCTATGTGCTCGGCAAGAATTGAAGTCGTAGCGCATCAAACTATTGAGGAGGTATAAATCATGGATGTAAAACTTGGCGTTGGTCTTGCAACCGGAATGTTTTACCATGCACCGGCCGGAACCGCGCTGCCGACAGATCTGTCAGCAGCAATTCCGAGCACATGGACGCACGTTGGTGATGTGTCCGATGCGGGCATTACGCTTGCGTTCAATAAGTCTGTCACCAATCTGAAAAACTGGGCCAACAAGGTGAAGCGGTCGATCGTGACTGATCATGAGGAGACGATCCAGTCCCCGATCATGGACACCACTGAAGAGTCTCTCAAGACTGTGTTCGGCGATAAAAATGTAACGGTATCCGGCGACACGGTCACGGTCAATCTGTCCGACAGCGATCTGCCTGAGCCCGAAGCTTTTCTGTGGGTAATGAAAGATGGTGATGATATGATGGCGATCGGCTGCAGTTATGGCCAGATCACTGCCATTGATAATGTTTCATTCAGTCCCGGGTCTGCGATCAACTGGACGCCGACGATTACCGCCCAGGGCGATGATGGCTTTGTGCAGATCATCCAGTAAGCAGAAACAAATCCGTAATCACGAACGATAAGGCAGGGTATGAGCGCTCTGCCTTTTTCATGCAAGGAGGATGGTAGCAGCATGTACGAATTCACATTGCGGAAACGCGAAGAGGACACAATCAAGTTCATTATTGGAGACAACAGCTATCAGATTCCGCTTGCCATGGGGATGACACCTGCGGAGGCGGAAAAGATGGATTCTATCGATGGCGCTATCGAGTTCTTTAAGAGCTACATCGACGCAGAGATAGCTGCCAGGCTTACGCTTCGCGATTACCGCGACATGATAAACGCATGGAAGGAAGCGTCACAGAAGTCTGCGGAGCTTGGTGACATTTCACTGGGGGAATCGTAAGCCTTGCGAAGGTAGTAAACGACCACCGCGAGGCAATAAGCAGTGACTTGTTCCGGCTGACAGGGCATCAGCTGTCTGAAGTCGGAAGCTCAGTTGAGTGGGGTACGCTTGATGCATTTGTCAAGCATCTACCGATAGATTCAGCTTTCATGCGTGAACTTCAGCCGGAAATATCATCATGGGCGTCACCCGGACGCACAAATACAATTCTGGCTGATATCTTTGATATGCTTGCGCTCATCAACACCAACCTGATGGCGATGGCCACCGGGAAGCCGGCGAAACAGTTAAAGCGGTATCCACGTCCCGGTGATGGACAGAACACACAGAAGCAGAACGAAAACGAGAAGCGCTTTGGACGCGGCGGACTTCCGGCGGATGAGCTGAAGCGATGGTTTGAAGAAAAGAGGCGATTGCATGCCGGAAGTAGCACAGGCGACCATAACCGTAACACCGGTTCTTGAGGGCGCACAGCAAAGTTTAACTGAACAGCTTACAAGTGCGGGTGGCCCTGCCGGTGATGCTGCCGGGCAGGAATCCGGAAGTCGATTCGCCGGTACATTTACAAAAAGTCTTATCGGCGGGACAGCAGCGGTAACAACCGCAGTCGTCGGCGTGGGCGCTGCTATGGTGGGCGCTGCCGGGAAAACAGCGGCATACGGGGATCAGATTGACAAGGCAAGTCAGAAGCTCGGGGTGAGCTCCTCGTTCTATCAGGAGTGGGACGCCGTCCTGCAGCACTCGGGGACGAGCATGTCGGCGATGACCGGCACATTCAAAAAGCTGGCAACTGCATCACAGGACGCTTCCGATGATCAAGTAGCTGCATTCGAAGCACTCGGCCTGAGCATGGATCAGGTCGCAAACATGTCTACGGAAGATCTGTTTGCAAGCGTCATCTCCGGTCTGCAGGGCATGGAAGAAGGCACTGAGCGCACCAACATTGCCACGCAATTGCTGGGCAAGGGGGCCATGGAGATGGGCGCGCTGTTCAACACGAGCGCCGAGGACACGCAGGCCATGATTGACCGCGTGAACGAGCTCGGCGGCGTCATGGACGAGCAAGGCGTAAAGTCTGCCGCGGCCTATCAAGACGCTCTGCAAGACATGAAAACGGCTTTTACAGGTGTCGGAAACGGATTGATGAGCGACTTACTGCCTCCGATGACCGACTTCATGAACAAGCTGGCGGATTTCATCGGAAACACCGACCTGAGCCCTGTCACGGACACGATAGGGGCCGCTGTTGAGGCGCTGGGGAACTTCATCGCCAATTTGGACATTGAGGCAGCAGGGGAGGCGTTCGGCGTTGCTGTCGAGGGCATCGGCGCGGCGGTCGGGCTTGCATGGGATGTCATCTCGACCATATTCGATTCGCTCCAAGCCGGATTTGAAACAATCACCGAATCCCTTGATGGGGTCGGGATAAACTGGGGTGACGTCTGGAGCGGGATATCTGATGCTGTGCAGACTGCCGCTGACATCGTCGGGGGCATTATCGAAACGATATGCGAGGCGATTGGCGAGCTGCTGACTGCTGCGCAGGAAGACGGGACACTGATTAACGCCGCCTGGGAAAACATGCAAACATCCGTTTCGGCAGCATGCGAACTTATCCAGGGCGCGCTGAACCTTGTAAAAGACCTGTTAAACGGTGACTGGTCAGCGGCGTGGGAGGACATCCAGGGGATTGTTGAGACCTGCGTGACTGCCATGCAGACGATATGCGAGAATACTTGGAACGCCATTACGACTCTGGCAACCACCGTGTGGGAAGGTATCCAGTCGGCAATTTCCGGACCGGTTGAGACAGCCAAGAGCGCAATAGAGACCGCATGGGACACGGTACAGACGAAATGCGAAACCGTATGGACCGCTGTCCAGACTTTGGCAACGACAACATGGGAGAGTATCAAGACGGCAATCTCTGGGCCGGTCGAGACAGCTAAAGATGCAGTTACCGGAGCATGGGACGCAGTGCAGACCAAATGCACGGAAGTATTCGATGCAGTATATAGCAAGGTTTCAGAAGTATTCACTAATGTCCAAAATTTCCTTTCTCCAATTGTTGATTGGCTGAAGGGGATCTTTGATTTCGAGTGGAGTCTTCCGGAGCTTAAGCTGCCGCATATCGTATGGCAATTAGTGGACGTTCCTGTGCTTGGCACGATCCCAGATCCGACAACGCTCCACGTTGAATGGTATGCAAAAGGCGCCATTTTCGATAACGCGTCATTGATCGGCGTCGGGGAGGCGGGCCGCGAAGGGATCATCCCTCTGGAAGGCGGCGCCATGAGACCGTTCGCACACGCAATCGCAAAAGAGATGGAGGACAAAA